AGCCGGTGACTGGTACGTGGGCCAACACGTCAACAGTTGTAACAGCTGGCGCAACATGCCCGGCCCCGCTTCAGGATGGACAATGCAAAGATTGCAGAAATTGCTGGAATAAAGAAATTAAAAATGTATCATATGGGAAACACTGATGGAATTTAAACACCCAAAATATTATAAAGAATTACGCAAGCGTAATAAATCGGACCAGGTCATTAGCAAGCAGCAGGCGACGGCCTCAAGCACGCGTGCACCTGGTCCGGGCCTTCAAGTTCTTAACTTAAGGATCAAGCAACAAGCTTCAAGCTCCAAGCCTCAAGCTAAACCAGAACCTAGTTCAGGTTCTTCAAATAATTAATACAAGCCTCAAGCCCCAAGCTGCAAGCATCAAGCTTCAAGCCGCAAGCTTCAAGCTCCATGATCCGGGCACCTGAGTACAGGTGAACAAGTTTCGAGGACCTTGGACCAAGGGCCTCGACCATGATAAAAGTATTGTTAGGATGTTGTATGTGGAATGAAATTTGGTGTGGAGAAAACTTGATCTTGTTCCCCTTCGTGACTTTAAGCTCTACAGTAAAAAAGTGCCCAGAAGTATTATAGCCCAATAGGTCAGGAGTGCCAAGAAGGCTAAGGTTTTCAAGCCTTGTCCAGATAATTCCATCTGAATTTTTCTTAATTTTTTGATATAGTTTTGCTTCTGGACCCATGCGTTTTTTAGGGTGACTGGTACATTCATTTAGAACTCTTTCATAAGATTTGGTGGCAGAATAATTTCCTGTTTCTCCTGTGTTTTAATAACTACCCGAATTGATGGCTGACCAATTATACCTTGATCTTGCACTTCAATTCTTTTAATCTCATGAAGTCGTCCGTCTTTTTCAATATAGATTTTAGCATTCGAAACTGCATTCCCTTGTCGGGTACCGGCTTTGTTTGCCTCTGTAAACTTTGACAAAAATTCTTGTAAGTGTTTTACAAACATTACAAACCTGCTTCTCGAAGGCGATTAAGAAGCGTTGCATTGTCATGTGAGAGGATAACATTATCTCTCTTACATTCCTCAAGTTCTTTTTGAAGTTTACCGTTTAACTTACGATGAGACTCTTCAACATCCTTTACGCTTTTTAATTCACTTGTCAAGTTATCAATAACTTTAGTTAAATCTAATTCTCCTCGATGATCTTTCATATTGACAATATAGGATAGTTACCTTAAATTGTCAATATGGGAGTTCCTAAAAGATTAACAGAGATGCAACAAAGGTTCGCAGAGTTTTTAGTATTCGGTGGACCTGATGGACCAGTTACACAAAGTGAAGCTGCAAAGCTTGCTGGCTATTCTGAAAAAAGATCTAGGCAAGAAGGATCAGAGTTATGTAATCCAAGACTTAGTCCTTTAGTGGTTCGTCACATTGGTAAATTAAAAGAAGAGAGACTTAGAAAATTTGAAGTGACCTACGAAGGTCATGTTGCAGAATTAGCAAGACTTAGAGAAGCTGCTTTGAAGAAGGGTTCCTTCTCTTCTGCAGTCAATGCGGAAGCAAATAGAGGCAAAGCGGCAGGATTATATATAGACCGAAAAATAATAAAAACAGGAAAACTAGAGGACCTATCAGAATCAGAGCTAGAAACCAAAATGAAACAAATTTTAGACGACTACGCGCCTCTTTTAAATGCGAAGACTGTTGAAGGTGAGGCCGTGGAAGAGCCATCTAAATCTTCTGAATCCTCTTTACCCACTCCCGAGGAATCATCGTCCGATCCCCAAAAGTAATTTCTTTTTCATCTTTATCGTAAGAAGCAAACAACTTAATTGATTTATCATCCTTAGAGTATAGCCAACCTTCATTAACAGGTGTTGCAAGTTTCATATTATCAAACTCTTTCTCATTAGCCCAACCACTATCGCTTACACAATCTATCCACTCCACTCTTACCTTTGAATATGGGATCTCTTCGGCGCTTGGTTGTCTTATATTTAGTTTTCGTCGTGTTTTTTTTCTTGGCATTATAATATCCTGGATTGTGTACTCGATTCAACATATCAAAAAAATTCTCTTTAGTCATCTTCAAATCTCTATAGGTATGGTAAAAGTTTTGATATATTGATAAAAATGAAATGCCTCGCGCGCGGGGAATCTGTAATTCTCCCTATCCTGACAAAATAATTTGTCCAAAGACACTTTTTTTTCACACATTTTGGTCATCATTTTTGTTGTATACCAGTACTTCTAGGTCAAAACGACACTTTGACAAAATATCTGTAGCACATTTTATTTTTTTTTATAAAACTTTTGCCATACCTATACAAACTGTACTTAGAATGATTCTAAACTAGATTTGAACACAATTTGGCCACATTTGTGACACAATTACGCCTTATTTGGTGAAGTCTTCTGCGGCAATCTGGACGTTTGCCTGCTCTTTTTCGCTGTGTTTCAACTCATGATACATGTCTAGCCTCTTCAAAAACTTGTGTTTCTGCGCCCTTAGATCGGCGTCTTGAATCTTAAATTCCTGATAATATAAATCAGGTGTGCACATCATTATCACACCCTGTCTAATCTTGCTACCATAAACATGGTCATGAGCCATGGCATATGCTGCTATTTGAAGATAGTAATCTTGTACCCATTCTTCTTTCTTTGGTCTATTGGATTGTTTGAAGTCTACGATCGTTTCTAGACCATTGTGTAGACATACGAAATCAGTGCTCCCAGCATACAACCCAGGATAATGTAACATAACCTCACTACCATAATACTCTTCAACTGGCGTGAGACCCATTTCAATAATTTTCTTGGCCATGGGCTTCGCCTCTTGTCCGATGCTTGTAAGATCATCGTAGCCAATGTCTCCGATATGAGACTCCAAGAATTTGTGCATGGCAGTCCCCCGCCTACTAGATAAATTCTTGATCCGTTCTGCTTGTTCTTCTCCAACACGTGCCTTCCAATTCTTTAAAAATGTTTGATCTTTGGTGGCAGCTAATACAGTAGTTACGGACGGAAGTCTAGTCCCAACGATGTCATAAACCCTGGTCCCTGATTCGTGGTCCGTGATCTGTTTTCCTTGTATATAGTTGAATTTATTATTTTTTTTCATTCATCAAAATTACACGTTTTATCCACGCCCACTCGCTAACCTTGTGAGACGTATCTTGGATTATTTGTAATATTTTAAGTTTTAGGTTTTTCATCTTTAACATATTCTTTACTTTTAAAACTCTCCTCCGTATTAACTACACTACCTTTTTTATTAAAAATTTCATCAAATCTTTTTCTATATAAATCATTACTCACTCTCGATTTACCATCCCATCCTTTTCTTACTTTTTTACTCACGTTCTATGACCTTTTAATACGGTTTCATTTTAATAAATCGTTCCTCATGCAATCTTATTTGTATTTTACAGTCTTCATAGGAAGTACTATTTTTTCTGACGTTCTCATCATTTCTAATAAATATTAAATTTTGTAGAGTGTAGTGACGATTTGAATCCAATCTATCTACACTTAAATTACTACCTATCATTTTTGTTCCTTGAGCTATCCCTCGTCTCCCTCTTTGTCCATTTCCCTTGTGAATCCTTGTTATAGGTAAATGCTGTTCTAGATGATCAGGTCCGGGTCCCCATGCACTTTTCATTCCATATATACTTTTATGTTTTTCGAATGCAGCAAGGAACTGGTCAACAGTAAAATAGCACTTACGTTTTTCTAGGCGACATCTATCCTTTATGTGACTATATCTCTTTTTTAAAAATCCTATTTCTGTATTTTGTCTCTTCATCTGACTTTCCTTTATACACTTGGCACACCACTCTTGCCGTCCATCTTTATTAGTTTTTCTCCTTTGAAAGTCCTCTACAGATTTTACTTCACCGCAGGTACTACATTTTTTTGTTTTCATTTCCTAACCGAAATGGTCCATGGTGCGTTAGCCGTTCTTAATCCTTCTTTCTTTGTATCCCAATATCTTTTACAAAGATTTCCAGAACCTGCAACAAACTCATGTTGATTATCTGGATGAGGATCGTACGGTCTTTTAACGTGTTTACCATCAGACTTTGAAAAATATCTTATAAAATATTTATTCTCTTGCATTTTTTACCATCACTTTCATTACTGTACTTAAAGGATCAAAATGTTTAGTGCAACTTGACATCATCACCTGTAACAGGATCAATACCGTTATCAGAGTGAAGAGTTTCGGGCTCATGTACATAAAATTCTCCTTCCGAATCACAATCCCAACATTGATGGATTTGTGGTTCTTCATCTTCTTTTCTTATTTTAAGATAGCCATTGCCATTGCATGTTGGGCAAATAGCTTTGTGTACTCTATATTTTTTTAATTTTACCATTTAACTTTTTAGCTTTCTCATTTGCAATTTGCTCAATGGTTTTACTAATTGATAACTTGGCATCCGGTAATAAAACCTTCGACAAAGATATCAAAGTCTTGTATGTTTCGTGTGTTAACGAAACATTTCTATATTTAGTTATATCAGTCATACTTCCTTTCATTTGTTTCTGATGATTATATAGGATGGATTAATGGTTTGTCAAGATGAAAATTGTATTAACTTTATTAATGTGTAGTTATGCAGCGGGTGATTGTATGCCGCCGCATACATGGCACGAAACATTTGAAGACCCGTACTCATGTAGTATTTTTGGGTATGAAGAGGCTGCGAGAAAGCTAAAGGAGATTGGTCAAGAGGAAGTTAATAAGCTTGGAATATCTATTACATTCAGGTGTTCATACTATCCTGAAGCCACTACTTGATTATCCGATAAAATTATGTTAGAGTAATTACTTCTCACCACAATAGCCTATCCCCTTATTCCCCTCTTGGGATGGGCTTATTTCATTTTTTTATGGGTAATATCACCGCGATCATCTATCCATAATTCCCAGATAGTTTTACCATCTAGATAATATCCATGTAATGTTTTTTTCTTTTTCATAATTCATTCGGCCCCTACGCTTTCCGTCGACGTACTAACGTAGAAGGCGCCGCTTTTGTTGCTACCCTTTCAGGTCATTGCTAACGTACAGTGGAACGCAGTTACTGCTGAACTTGGACGCCTACTAACGGTCTTATAATTCTATTTCCATATACACCCAAAGAAATCACCACTCCCATCATTCATTATATGAGCATTGATAGGGTAATCAGCATAGGTGCTCAATTTTATTCTTAATATATCACAAAGATCAGCATATTTAACTGTTTCATCAAATAACTTAATGTTTTCCAGCATCTCTTGTGTCACTGGTAATAAGTTATATACACCATCTGTTAGAATTATTAATTCCATTGATCTTTTTTAACATCATATCTTCTTGTACCATTCGATATAATTTTATTAATACCAGGAGCAGATAATTCTAATTTAGCATATTTACTCCAAGCTTTTTTAAGTAAATTCAATTCTAATAAAAGAACTGACCATTGCTTTGATGTTATATTTTTACTACTTATTGTTATAATTTTTTCTTTCATATATCCTATATAGGATATCAATGGATTAGTGTCAAGTACCTTTTTTTCTTTTTTTCTGCTGTCTTTTCTCGCTTTTATTTAAGCTTTTTTTATGTCGTCCCGGGCGTTTTCTGGGTGTTTGGTTATGATATAGATTAACACCAAACTGAGATTTTTTAGCCATTAGGTTTATCTCTATTAATTAATTCTATTTTATCCCCTGACATGGCTGCAGGAATGTAACTTATTTTACCATTAATATATTGTTTTAAATCACTACCACAAGTAACACATCTATAAAAGTCAGGAGTAATACCAACTAACATTGTGTTCATCTCACACGTCGGACATTTCCCCGTCACTACTTCCGCGTTGAATTTTAGAAAGTTTTTTTCTGTCATATACTTTCTTATCTTTTACCACACGCTGGTGATAACGTCCATCACTTAAATCTTGAGCTATTTTATTTCTAGGTCTATTTTTTTTAAGGAAAAAAGCATACGCTTTTTTATTCATTATTCTAGTATTATTTTTTTAATTGTGATGGAACCATCAATATTTTTCTCTAATTCCGCCTTCGTTTTAATACATTTATACATTACGTTTGGTGTGTACTGACGCTCCGCGTGCCTCTTCCCGCGAAGGCATTGAGCCATACCATCGTGCTGTATTCTGTGTTCCTTAATTTCTGCCCCGACGAACATAAGAAGGGCGACTACCGTCTCGATCAATGTGTACCTCCATTAGTTTTATAATGCATATCTCTATTAGCATCTTTTAATTTTTCTATATCTTCTAAAACTTTATCCATTTGTTTTCTTAAAAATTCTATGTTTACTTTGTTTAAAGCCATATTCTCGATATGTTTATTTAACTTATCCGTGGACTTGTATAAATCCTCGATCATCATAAATTGCTCGGAATCTGCAGGAAGCGAACCTAATTGACCCCGCGGCCACTTGATTCTAAAATCTGTATTTTCTATTAAATCTTTAGACATTAGTTCTACTGTGGTTTGAATTTTGTTTTGAGTCTCAATGATACCGAAGTAAGCCCAGGTGCCGATCGCGACCATACAAATTAAACTCGCTACCGTTTTCATCGGCATTTGTACTGCTGCTTCTTCTGAAATTTTAAGTGCCATTATTTTTTCTTCTTAGTTTTCTTTTTCTTTCCTACGGGTTTGCTTCCATAGGTCTTAGTCCAATCACGAGCTATTTTAGGCTCGTTCTTCCATAAATATCTTCTTTGTTTTTCTGATTTAAATGGCATTAGTTATAACTATACCCCGTGTTTCCTGATTCGAGTTTCTCGAATAGTTTTTTATGTTGATCCATAATTTCTTCATCAGAGTCCATCATCTTATCCATTTTATCTTCTAGTTTTTCCACCTGTCTTTCAAGTTTAGAAACTTTATCCAGTTGCACTGCTTGAGTTGTAGAAAGATCAAACGTACGAGTAAGTGTCCAGCCGGCTAGGGCTAGTAAAATTCCCACAAGCAATGTCATTAATTTTTCAATCATGTTTCCATCTCCAGGTTTGAGTGATAAATCTTTTTTCAGAAAGTTTATCATT